CCCTTCATCGCCGCCCGCTTGCGCAACCCCTCGGGCGTCATCTCGTATCGGAAGCTGTAGGGTGTGCTCAAACTCGTGGCCTCTTGTACTTCGCCAGTATCGACAGTTCCTCTTTCGTGAACCTGTCCCCCAGCCCGCTGTACGAAACCGAGCCATCGGGGAACGAGCGGGTGGTGGTTCCCTGCAACTGGCCCTTCATCTGCTGGTAGCGCCGCTTGATCGCTTCGTAGCAGACCAGGACGATGTCCCTTGGAATCGTCGCCCTGCCCGCCGTGTACGTCACGATGATGTTCTCGTACCCCTTGGCCCAACCCGATGGGGCGCGGAGGCAGAAGTCCTCAATGGTGTAATCGTTGGTCGCCCCGACGGTGTAGGTGTTGCTGTCGGTATCCGTGACCGTAGTGACCGTCAGGATGGGCCAGTGCTTCAGCGACAGGTCGGTGCGCCCCGTGCCGCTTACTTCCTCGGAGGTGTACGCACCCGTGACGATGTCACAGCCCACCTCCTGCTTGACCTGGGCTATGACAGCGTCAACGATGATCTGCAAGGGGGTGTCATATGTGGTGGTAGCGGTCTCCCCCGGCATGATGTAGGTCTTGACGTTTGCCAGCGACAGTACGCCAGCCCAGGTTTCGTCGGCCATCAGTTATCTCCCAAATTGATCCAGGTGATCGTCACCGTGCCGTTCAGGTGCAATGCGCCAGTGCCAGCGTCGATGAAGTCCGCAGCGTCGATCAGCAGGTTGAGAATCAGGTCCTTCGCCGCGGTGTGGCCGTCCAGGATCGTCTGCTCCGTAGCCGTGCTCTGGCAGTCCGCAGTCGCTACGCCAGCAACAGCCGCAGGCGTGTCGGTCTTGGCAACCAGGTCAACCTCGGTGCCAGCCAGCGAGCCGTCAGCGTCAGCCGTGGTGCCGAACGCAATGTCACCCTCCCAGGTGGCATCTACCGGGGTGACAGTATTGACGGTGACCGCCGTGACATCCCCCACCCACGTACCGCTGGCGGGAGTTAGAGTCAGAGCCGTTGCGTCGGAAGCCGTGAACGTCCAGGTCTCGGTAGCCGAACCATGCACCTCGCTTTGTGTAACACCGCCCATGGCGATGACAAGACCGCCGCCAGCGGTTGACGTGGCCATGGTCACCGTCACGGTGTAGGTGGTACCGGCAACCGGCACGACGTCGGTGGTCAGCGCCGTAGCGTCGCCCGTTGCGTGATGCCACTCGCCGGCAGTTGTCGTGTCGTAGTCCCAAGTGGCCGGGGCGGTAGGCACTGTCCATGTAGCATAGTTGCCGGCCATTTCAGCACCCGCTGAAATCGTATCGGTTAGTGAAAGGTCAGCAACCGCGCCGAGGAAATAGATGTGCCCAGCCGGGAAGTCGTACAGCTTGACGTTGGCAAAGGCCACGCCTCCAGCGGCAGCAGCCGGGGCAATGTCCACATCGGTCAGGGTGAGCACCGTGCTGTGAACCGTGCCGAGGGCGTTCTCAACGGCCACGTTCCCCGTAGCCGCAGCAGCGCCGGCCCCGCCGGTGGTCAGGGTGGTCGCCGAAGCCTTGCCCAGTACCGTTGACCCGGTGCCCTTGGGCGTCAGGGTGATATTGATTGCAGCATCCGTCCCATCAGCGGCCAACGTAGTGCCGGCTAGGGTGACCCCGGCAGCAGCGACGTTGGTATCAAAGGTCGTGGCATACACCGTGCCGTAGGTGGGCGACTCCACGCCATAGGGCGAGGACGAAACAGCGGTAGCCCAGACCCCGGTCGCAGCAGTGACGTACCAGTAGTGCAGCTTGCCAAGGTTCAGGGTGACGGACGCATTGGTCGACGCCGTGGTGTTCTGCAGGTAGCCGTTGGCCCCGCTGTCGCCTACATAATCGGCCAGCGGTGCCTGAATCTTCACCTGCCCCGTGCCCTTCTTCATGATCGTGACGGTGTACCCGACGTTGTCGGTGCCAAGTGAAGGCAGGTACACGATCAGATTGGAGCTGGAGTTCATGACGATGGTGTTGCCATCGTCGGACAGCAGCAGACCATAACTGGCGGTCTTCTCTGAGACAGCCGCACTCAGGCCCAGGCAAAGCAGGGCGATGGTAATGAATGAAAGCAGTTTTCTCACTTTTTCCTCCTGGGCCCTCTCTTGTGGGGCGGGACAAGCGCTTGTGCGCATTCGTGCGGGTCAGACTTCGGCGGTGCCGGTGGTTCAGGCGGCACGGCCATCTTGTTCTCTGGCGAACCAATGACGGGCACCCTCGCCTTGCCGTACTTGATCCACGCCTCGCAGGTCTCGGGCAGCAGATCGACCACCTGCCCGTCGTTCACTTCGATAATGTGCACCCCGTCATAGGCGACGCGGTACGGGCCTCCAATAATTTCAACTCTCATTGCTCCTTCTCCTTGTAAGGGACCGGGGGAGGCCCAAGGCTCTCCCCCTTTCCGTATTTTTAGTGGTCGTCCCTTTACTCACAAAACTCAGACAGTGGGCGCGTGATGCGGCTTGCAGCGGACGATGATGCCCGAGAAGATGCCGCCAGTGCCCGGCGATCCGGTGACCGCCGTCAGGTCGATGCGGAGGTAGCGCTTGTTGCCCTTGTACCCGAACCAGTAGTCCTTGTTGTCCTCGGTCACAGCGGAAAAAACCGATTCCAACGCGCCGGCGGTCGTCCCACCGGGGACCAGGTCAGCGTCGGCCACAGCGGTGAACGTGACGTGGTCGGCACTTTCCTTCAACTCAAAAGTCCAGGCGGTGCCATCCGTGATGGTCTCGGATGAGATGATGATGACGGCTTCTTCGTAGCCCTTCATGTCAACATAGGCATCGCCATTGGCAGCAGCCGTCCGCGCGGTAGCGTAGAACGACTGCAGGGGGTAAACGTCTCTCGAAGTCATGTTGTCCTCCTATCTCACGCGCTGCAGGCCAGGAGCCGGAAGGCTTCGGGCAGCACGACTTTTCCGTCCACGCGCTTGCGCGCGATGAACCGCACGTTGCCGGCAGTGGCCTGGGTGTACGGGTCACGCTGCACGGTCATGCCGATGCGGTCGACGATCTTGTACCCGCGCTTGAAGTCGCCAAGGATGGCAACCACCGCACTGCCCGCCACAGCCGAAGCCATGTCGGTGGCCTCGACAATCGGACGGCCCAGCAGCGTGTCGGGCGTGCCGGCAACCATGCCCGGCTGCCACAGGAACTGACCGCTGGTGGCGTCGGTGAACCTACGAATGTAGCCCACCATAGCCCGGTTGATCAGCCAGGTGGCGCGGGGAGCGTAGTCACCCTTCAGCGCGTAGAAGGCGATCATCAGGTCACCGGCAGCGAACGTGCCAGTTGAAGCGGTCGACGTGGTCTTGTACGACGCCACAACCGTGGTATTCAGGGTGATGCCCTCGGGCTGGCCCACACCGTTGCCGCTCACGAAAGCGGTCCCTTCGAGGACGCCGAACTTCTTCGAGAAAGCCTCATTGATCTCGGCTTCCAGGTTGAACGCGCTATCCTCGAGGTTCTGATTGGAAATGTCGATGAGCGCATAGCACTCATGCGGGGTCAGGGTGTCCTTGCCCCAGGCCACACCGGTGGTCTCGGCCTTGGTGCCGCTCTCGCTGATCCAGGCGGCGGTGTGCAGCGCGGTCTCGCGCGGGAACTCAACCGTATGGTTGGAGGTCTGGCGCACCGTGGCCAGCATACGCACCGGGCTGAACTCGGTGATACCCTTGGTGATCTCGGCCACGTACTCGGGGGTCGACAGGTAGCCGCCGCTGGCAGGGTCGCCAATGGTCAGCACCTTGACCTCACGAGCGCCGTTGTACTCGCCCGTGCGTGCCCAGCCCAGGAACTCCTTGCGGGCCATCTCGATGCCGTCGGCCTTGGCCTCGGCATTGGACAGCTTCGGGGGGGTCTTCAGAAGGGCGATCTCGTCCTTCAGCTTGTTGAACTCGGCGAGGTTCTTCTCCTCGAATGACTTGAACTCGGCTGATTCGAGTTTCTTCTCGCCCATCTCCTTGACCTTCGCCTGAAAGTCAAGAGAGTTCTTGACCATCAGGTCGGTCAGTTCTTTGATCTTCTGTTCGTCCATTTGTTTCTCCTTGTTAGATTTGCTCAATGATTCGCTGTAAGTTTTGAGCCGCAGCGAATAACGGCTCCAAGGACGGCTCCTGATTGGGCTCAGTGGCGGCTGCCGGCTGGCCCTCCCTCAGTAGTGTCTCGATATGCTTCATGGCCTTGACGGCCAGTTCGCTCTGTTCTTTGGTCAGGGACTTGAGCGACAGGATGTGCTCCAGGACGTCGCCCAGCTCGGCAAC